CTACGTCCAGAAGCATTGGTTTCTGCGTTCTACGGCATTGACTAAATATTATGGGGGGCTGAAATATGCCCCCTTTAATTTTATTGGAGGTAATTATTATGTGGACTAAACCTACTTATGAAAATGTTAGACTTGGTTTTGAAATCACAATGTATTACAGCAATAGGTAAAGGAAAATAATATGCCACAAATAGGAAGTGAAAAAAATCCAGTACGCTTTAATGTAAATAATAAAGTTAAACTGCGTTCTGTGTATTTAAAAGGTGAAAATAAAAAAAAGTATGATGAAAACTATGATCGTATTTTTAAAAAACATAAAAAGTTTGTGGAATAATTATGGCTACTACATTTTTAGAATTAACAAATGAACTATTAAGGGAGTTAAATGAAGTAGTATTAACTTCCTCAACTTTTTCTAGTGCTGTAGGTATTCAAGCACACGCTAAAGATTGTATTAATAGATCATACTTAGATATAGTTAATGAAGAACCTCAGTGGCCTTTTTTAGCTACAGGTGAAAGCGGTGCTACCGATCCTATGTATGGCAATGTATCAGTAGATACTGTAGCAGGTACAAGATGGTATGAATTAAAAGCTGCTAGTTCATCTATAATAAATGACTATGGCTCTATAGATTGGGATAATTTTTATTTAACTACAGTGGGTGTAAGCGGTCAATCAGCCCCTTACGTTTCTAAAAATTTAAGATTTGTAACTATAGAAAAATGGAAAGATTTTAGAAGGGCTAGAGAAAATGCTGATGATGCTGATCAAGCAGTAGGAGGAGAACCCAATCTTGTTATTAGAAGTCCAGATTCTAGAAAGTTTGGATTAAGTCCTATACCCGATAAAGTTTATAAGGTTTGGTTTTTTGCTTACGACCTTCCTACACAACTATCTGCACATAGCGATGCTATAGTTTTTCCTGATTTATATAAAACAGTAATATTATCTAAAGCTAGATATTACACACATCAATTTAAAGACAACCCTCAAATGGCTGCTTTTGCCTTAGAAGATTATAGAAAGGGATTAAAAAGCATGAGGGAAAACTTAATAGGGACTGTTCCAACATTTATGTCTGATGACAGAGTTAGGTTTGATTAACTATGCAAGCATTTGGTTTATCATGTCAAGGCGGTCTAAACACTAATCTAAACCAGTTTCAGATGTTACAGCAACCGGGATTTGCTACAGAGTTACAAAACTTTGAAGTTGACCCCGATGGCGGTTACAGAAGAATAAATGGTTATACACTTTATGGTGGTAGTAGTGCAGCAAGACCTAATGGTTCTAATCCAATATTAGGACTTTTTGTTTATGGCGATGGTGTTATTGCAGCTTCAGGTACTAATCTTTATTTTAGTTTAGATGGTACAAGTTGGCTACAAATAAATCGTTCTAGTGTAAGTGGGTCAGGAGATAATTACTCTACATTTACAGGAAGAAGCACAGCAACTAGAACAAGTCAATCGTATGCAAACTTTACATTATTTGAAGGAAATACTACTTATGGTGAAGTAGTAGTAACTGATATAGGTTCTGGTGTAAAACCTGCTTTATTTAAAATGACAGGCACAGGTAACTTATCAGATAGAACTTTTTTCTATGAAGAGATTACAGTAAGCGGCACTCATTATCCAAAGTTTTGTACTATACATGATAAACATTTAGTAGTTGCAGGAGCAGCTACATCACCTAATACTATATTTTATAGTGGTACAAGTGATATAAATGATTTTACTTCAACGGGTTCTGGAAGTATTGTATTAGATGATCAAGTGGTAGGACTAAAAAGTTTCCGTGGCGATTTAATTATATTTTGTAAAAATAGTATTTATAAATTAGTAAATATAAACGATTCAAATTCTATAGCTATTACACCTATAACTAAAAACGTAGGTTGTTTAGATGGTAATAGTATTCAAGAAATTGGTGGTGATCTTATATTTTTAAGCCCTGATGGATTTCGTTTAGTTGCAGGTACGGCTCGTATTGGTGACGTAGAGTTAAGTTCAGTATCAAGACAAATACAATCTATTGTTGCTTCTTTAGCTTCTAATATAGATTCTTTAGTTATATCTAGTGCAGTATTAAGAAGTAAGTCTCAATATAGATTATTTTATAGTGCAGGTTCAGCTTCTACTACTACTGCAAAAGGAATCATAGGAACAATAACACCACAAGGTTTTGAGTGGTCTGAAACAATAGGAATACAAGCTCATGGATTTACATCAGGTTTTGATAATAATAGTGTAGAACAAATATATCATGGTGATAAAGACGGCTATGTTTATAATCATAATACAGGAAATTCTTTTAATCCGGCAGGAACAGAAACAAATATAGATGCAAGATATAAAACACCTAATTTAGATTTTGGAGATGCAGGAACATTAAAAACATTACACTATACAAAAATATCTTTTACGCCTGAAGGAACAGTGCAGCCAACATTAAAGATAACATATGATTTTGATGATACTAATAGACCACAGCCTCCAAACTATACATTAGATTCAATACCAACTCCGGCAGTTTTTGGAGATTCAACTTTTAACTCAGCAGTATTTGGAGCTTCTCAAGATCCTATGGCAAGACAGGCAGTACAAGGAAGTGGACATAATATAGCCTTTAAAATATTTAGTCAGGATACTAATGCACCTTATTCAATAAATGGTTTCTATGTAGACTATAGACCTTCCGGTAGGAGATAATAATGGGTACAAGTTATGTAAGACAAAGTTCAATGGCAGATGGAGATACTATAACTGCCGCTTTATTTAATGATGAATTTAATAGACTACTAACTGCTTTTTCATATGCTTCTAGTAGCACTACAGGTCATCAACACGATGGTACTGCCGGGGAAGGCGGTAATGTACCTACTATTGGTGATCAAGATTTTTTAAATAAACTTGCAGTAGACAGTACAAATAATCGTTGGGGTTTTTATGTAGAAGTTTCTAGTGCTGCTGTAGAACAAATTCGTATTCAAGATGGAGCTATTGTACCCGTTACAGATAATGATATTGATTTAGGAACAAGCTCACTAGAATTTAAAGATGCTTACTTTGATGGCACAGTTACTACAGATGCTTTAGTTGCCGATACAGCCGACATTAACGGAGGAACTGTAGATGGTGCAACTATTGGTGCTAATTCAGCCACTACGATTGTAGGTACAACTATTACAGCTAATACTGCTTTTGTACCTGATGCTTCTGATGGTGCTGCTTTAGGTACTAGTTCATTAGAATTTAGTGATCTTTATTTAGCTGATGGTGCTGTTGTATATTTTGGAGATGATCAAGATGTATCATTAACTCATGTAGCTGATACAGGACTTCTTCTTTCTAGCACTGATCAATTACAATTTGGTGATTCTGGTACTTATATACATCAATCAGCAGATGGAGTTTTAGATTTAGTTTCTGATACTGAAATAGAAATAAACGCTACGACTGTTGATATAAATGGTGCAGTAGATGTATCAGGTAATTTAGAAGTAGGAGGAAATCTTACAGTTACAGGAACCACTACTTTAAATGGAGGTACGTTAACTCTTGGTGATGCTGCAACCGATAATGTTGTTTTTGGAGCAGATGTAAATAGTAGTATTATTCCAAACACAGATAGTGCTTATGATCTAGGTTCTTCTAGTCAAGAGTGGCGAGACATATATATTGATGGTACAGCTTATTTAGATGCTATAAATTTTAATGGTACAGCTATTAGTTCAACAGCAGCAGAATTAAATATATTAGATGGTGTTACGGCTACTACTTCTGAATTAAATATAATGGATGGTGTTACTGCCACTACAGCAGAACTTAACACTTTAGATGGTGTTACCGCAGTTGTAGGAGAGTTAAATTATTTAGACTTAGGTAGTACCGCAGTAGGAACAGCCATAGCTTCTAAAGCAGTTGTATTAGATTCTAATAAAGATTATACAGGTATACGAAATCTTACTCTTTCTGGTGATCTTACTATTAGTGGTGATGATCTTACGATGGGTACTAATACATCTGGACATTTACTAATAGCAGACGGTACTAACTTTAATCCTACGGCTGTTGGAGATTTGTCAGAAATATCTACAGTAGCTAATGATGATGTATTACTTGCAGTAGATACTTCTGGTGGTGGGCTAAAGAAAATTTCAAGAAGCACATTGGTTTCAGGACTAGCTTCATCAGGAGCTATTTCAAATGTAGCAGAGGATTCTACACCACAACTAGGCGGTGACTTAGATGTTAATGGAAATGCTTTAACTTCTACATCAAATGGTAATATTGCTTTAACTCCAAATGGAACAGGTGTAGTTAGATTAGATGGAAATGTAGATATTCAATCTGGAGAAATTGTATTAAAAAATGCAGGTTCAGTATCTAATGTTAAGTTTTATTGTGAATCTTCTAATGCTCACTATACACAATTACAATCAGCAGCGCATAGTGATTATAGTGGTAACGTAACACTAACTCTACCTCCATCTACAGACACTTTAGTAGGTAAAGCAACTACAGATACTCTTACTAATAAAACACTAACAAGTCCTGTTTTAAATACTGGGGTAAGTGGTTCAGCAGTTCTTGATGAAGATGATCTGTCTTCTGATTCAGCAACTAAACTAGCTACACAACAATCTATTAAAGCTTATGTAGATAATAATGCAGGTTCAATGAGTAACTTTATTCTTGAAGATGATGATGGTACTGAAGTAACTGTCTCTAATGCTAAAGAAGTTAAATTTATTGGATCAGGTATTACAACAAACTGGACTGATACAGACAACGGTACAGATGGTGATCCATATGATTTAACTTTTACTATAGATGCAGCACAAACAGGAATTACTTCATTACTTGCAACTGACATAAAGATTGGTGAAGACGATCAGACAAAGATAGATTTTGAAGATGCTGATAAAATTAACTTTTATGCAGGAAATGAAAAACAATTAATTTTAGAAGATGGTGCATTATATCCCGGCTCTGATAATATTATTGATCTTGGTAAATCTGATAATGAATTTAAAGATGCTTTTTTTGATGGAACAGTTACAGCAGATGCTTTTGCAGGGCCATTAACAGGAAATGTTACAGGTAATGTCTCAGGAACAGCAGCTACAGTTACAGGAGCAGCACAATCTAATATTACTAGTTTAGGAACTTTAACAACTCTAACAGTTGATAATGTTATCGTTAATGGTACGACTATAGGACACACAGATGATACTGATTTAATAACATTAGCTGATGGTATAGCTACTGTAGCAGGAGAAATTTCTGTAACTACTTTAGATATTGGAGGAACTAATGTAACTAGTACTGCTGCTGAACTTAACATTCTTGATGGGGTTACAAGTACTGCAACAGAACTTAATATATTAGATGGCGTAACAGCAACTACAGCAGAGTTAAATGTTTTAGATGGTATTACTGCCGTAGTAGGAGAACTAAATGCTCTTGACATTGGTTCAACAGCAGTAGGTACAGCAGTAGCTTCTAAAGCCGTTATACTTGATTCTAATAAAGATTATACAGGTATACGAAATCTAACCATTACTGGTGAGCTAGATGCAGCTACATTAGATGTATCAGGTAATGTAGATATAGATGGAACTTTAGAAGCAGATGGTATCACTAGCGAAGGATCAGCAGTTAAGGTTGTAGGAAAAGAAACTATATGGGTTCCTGCTGTAGCTATGTATCCTAATACAACAAACGGTTGTGCTGCTATAGCACAAGTAGAGCTATCTAATGGCCCTGAATTAAAATGTCTTGATTTTGCAACAGGGGCAGATGACTTTGCTCAATTTACAGTAGCCTTTCCTAAATCATGGAATGAAGGAACTGTAACATTTCAACCTTTTTGGACAGTTACAGGTACAAATACAGGCACAGTTGCTTGGGGATTAGCCGGAGGTAGTATGGCTAATGATGCCTCAATTAATACTGCTTTTGGAACAGCCGTGGTTACTACTGCTAAAGCTCACTCTGGAACCTCAAATGATATGATGGTTTCTGATGAAAGTGGGGCGATTACTATAGCTAATGCTGCTGCTGATACGGTAACTTTTTTTGAAATTCATAGAGATGTTTCTGCTGACGATCAATCAGGAGATGCAAGACTTTTAGGTATAAAACTATTCTTTACTACTGATGCAAAGAATGACGCATAATTATAGGAGCAGTTAAATATGACAATGTTTGGATATAATGTTTTAGGCTTTGGAGGCGGTGGAGCTGCCGATGTTCCAGAAGGCCAACAAGCATATACGTCTGCGGGTTCTTATACTTGGACTGCTCCAGATGGAGTTAATTCTGTTTGTGTTGTTTGCATTGGTGCAGGTGGGCGTACTTCTAGTAAAGGACTTGGTGGTGGAGGTTTAGGTTATATTAACGATTATAGTGTTACTCCCGGTAATTCTTATACAGTAGTTGTAGGAGCAGCAGGAACATCTGGAGCTGGTGGAGATAGTTATTTTGTAAATACATCTACAGTAAACGGAGAAGGTGGAGCAGCTACCGGAGGATCATATACTGGAGATGGTGGTGGTGACGGTGGAGATGACGGTCAAAACCCCGGAGGTGGAGCAGGTGGTTATTCTGGAAATGGAGGTGATGCTGCGTCAAACTATGGTAATGGTTCTGATGGATCAGGTGGTGGAGCAGGTGGTGGAGGTCAAGGAATAGGGTACGATGCTGTTCAAGGTGCTCCCGGTGGAGGTACTGGTATATTAGGTGAAGGAACAAGTGGTGAAGGTGGTAGTGGTGGAACAGGCGGTGCTCCTGTAGGTGGAGAAGGTGGCTCTGGTGGAGGAGATGGAGTATGGAATGATTCAGGAACTAGCTCGGCTACTGGAGGTAATTATGGTGGAGGGGGTGGAATTTTTAATGCTTTTTTGGGAGGAGCTTTTTATCAGTTTCCTATACAAGCAGCAGGTGGGGCGGTTAGAATAATATGGGGAACAGGTAGAGCGTTTCCTTCAACAAATACGGCTGATGTAGAATGAGTTATTTTATTCGCATTAAAAATAATGAAGCATTTGAACATCCTATTGCAGAGGACAATTTTAAACAGGCATTTCCTGATATAGATATTGATAATCTACCAGATGAATTTGCTAGATTTGTTAGAGTAGCTCCTCCTACTCTTGGCCCTTATGAAGTTTTAGAAAATAGCACTTACGAATGGGATGGAAATATTATGAAAGATGTACATCAAATTCGTGATATGACAGAAGAAGAAAAAGCAACTAAGCTTGCTGAAGCATATTCTGATTTGCCTGAAGGATGGACATTAAATGAAGAAACATTACAAAGGTCTGTTATTCCACCAGAAAAACCTGATAACTCAGAAGGTTGGATTTTTGATCTTGTTCAAAATTCTTGGATAAAACTATAACTATGAAAGTTTTATTTATTTTAATAGTTACTATAGGCGGTCAAAGAGTAGATCAAACTTGTGAGCAAGCTCTTTGTTTTCAAGATATAAATAGATGTTTGTACTTTGCTCAAAGGTTAAGCAATCAGCCAGAGTATCCAGACATTAAAGCTCATTGTCAGCATATTAATGTTGATGAAGACTCAAGGTGGTACAAATAGTATGGAAAATATTGTTTATTTAAATCCTAAGAATAAAGATAAATTAATTGAAACTGCCACTAAAGAACTAGTAGATTATCTTGTTACTCAAGCAGATAGAGGCGTACCTCTTGAAGCTATTATAGGTCTTTTAGATGTTTATAAAACTAATATAACTCTTGAGCTTTTATCATTTAGTGAGGATAAGTAGTATGGCAACTAAGAAAAAAGGGTCTATGAAAGGCCACACCATTAAAGGTGGTCATAAACGCCCGACTAAATCTGGTGCAGGTATGACCAAGAAGGGCGTGGCTAAATATCGTAGAGACAATCCCGGCTCTAAGTTGCAAACAGCAGTTACGGGCAAAGTTAAGAAAGGCAGTAAGGATGCAAAGAGGCGTAAGTCGTTCTGTGCTCGTTCTGCAGGACAAATGAAAAAGTTTCCTAAAGCTGCTAAAAATCCTAATTCTAGGTTGCGTCAAGCAAGAAAACGGTGGAAATGCTAATGATGACTGAACAGGAATTAGAATCACTTATACACAAAGCAGCCCAAGAGGGAGCTAAACAAGCTCTTAAAGAAGTAGGTTTGTCTGATGAAGAAGCCTATGACGATGTTAAAGAACTTAGAAGTTTATTAGATTCGTGGAGAGCTACTAAAACTACAGTAGGACAGACTATAGCTAGAATGTTAACAACCGCAGTTTTAACTGCTTTAGCTATAGGTATTTATATGGGATGGAGTCCAAAAAATTAATGAAAATTAAAATATGTAATGAAGACAAAGTTTTTCCATATTTAGTTATTGATGATTTTTATTCTGAAAATGAACAAGAATTAATTTGGAAAGAACTTACATACCATCAAAAGCAAAATAATTTTCAAGTAGATTTAAGAAAAGAACGTGGAGTTGGAAGTGCAAAGGATGAAAATGGTAATTTAAAATCAAATTCAAAACGAATTTATTTAGATTTAATCTATAAAGAACATAGAAATAAATCAAATATATTAAGTGTATATCAAAAAATATTTTCTCCTGAAGTATGTGAGGCTTATAAAAAAACAACACCATCATATAACTTATTTAGAGGCTGTAATAGAGATCAATCATTAGTTAGTTACTACGAAAATAAACAAGGGTATAGAGAACATTTTGATCGGTTTATGCACAGCGCATTAGTTTGGTTTTTTAAAGAGCCAAAAAAATTTAAAGGTGGCAATTTAACATTTACTCAACCAAATAAAACATTAGAATGTAAACATAATAGATTAGTATTGTTTCCAAGTTATTATTTACATTGTATAGACGAAGTAACTATGCCAAAAAAATATAGAAATAAAGGTTTAGGTAGATATTGTTTAACACATTTCTATGATAATAAGTAGTAAAGGAGAATAACTATGTTGACAGCACTACACGCACTACTAGAAAAACTTCAAGGATTTTTAACACGCACTAAAGATAAACTAGACTCGCCCTCTAATTTA